ACAAGGTGTTCCACAATGTTAAAGTCAATTAAGACGTGGCATATAATCGTGAGTTGTGGATAGAAACCGAACAGAGAAGCACTTGAAATTTTTGACGAATTGGGATGGTGTGGTAAACGAACTTCCGTATGGTCGCTACCTATCGACCTTAATAAAATTGGGGTAAGGCCTCATGTAAAGGACACGGTGTAAAGAATAGGGTATTCCCTAGACATTGAACGATTAAAGTCAAGATAAAAAAAGGGGTCTAAAAAGACCCCTTTTAAATGAACTACTAAATTCTTATAGAATGTTAGAAACTGCCATTTTTCTGAAGTACTGGTTAGTACCTGCAGAAGCAAGACCGTTTGCAGGTGTTGAACCAACAAATGGATTACTTACCATACCATATCTAGTTTTGAAACCGATTTTTGGTTGGAAAGTGTTCTCACCAACTGCACGAACCATTTGTAATGGAACGTATGGGCAATAGAATAAACCAGCGTCATAAGGATTAGAACCTCTATAACCAACAGTCATATAGTCTGATGATGCATAAGGGTCGATGTATACCTTAACTCTTCCGTTTAATAAACCAGCAAAAGTATTACCAGTGTCATCAACGTTTAAGTTTGTTGAAAGAGCAGGTGTGTAATCTAATACACCAGCCATTGACAATGCAGAAGCAACGTCTGAAGAACAAAGGATAAAGTTTCCTTTTCCTCTTCTTGTTTCTTTAGCGATTGTGTTTGATTCTCTTTCGATTTGGAATAACAATCCTTTGAACTTTTCAACAGACCATCTACCGTTAGCGTCAACGTCTAAGTTAAATGTACCAGCTGAAGCTGTTGCAGCTGCACCTGTTTTAGCTTGGTTGTTAACACCTCTGATTACTTCCCTGTTGATTTCAGCAAGGATTTCTGATGATAGAATGTTTGCAAGTTCTGACTCAGCGTCAAGACCGTGAATTGCTTTAAGGTCTTGTGCAAGTTCTAATGTGTATTCTGCTTTTAATGCTCTTGAAACTGCTGTCACGGTAGCTTTCTCAATTGTGAAACTCATTTCTGCGAAATGATTACCAGCTGCATCACCTAAAGCTTCTGCTTCAGCTGTTGTCATACCTGTTTCTGTTTGAGATGCATATGAACCGTTAAATGGGTCACCTGAATGGTCTGAACCTACAGAAGTAGAAGTTGTCTGAGGGTTTGCAGAATAACCAGTTCTAGCTTCATTAAATAAAGCTTCTGATTCTGCAGTCCTAGCAGCGTCTACATCGTCATGATATCTTGATTTCATGGCGAATATAAGTCCTGTTGGGCCAGTCATAGGTTGAACACCACAAATGTCGTAAGCAACGAGATTTGGCATTGCACGTCTAACGAGACTGATTAAAATCGGGTCCCAGTTAGATATCGCACTTCCAGTAGCATTTAAAGGTGCAGCTTCTTCAAGAGTTGCTCTATCTTCTTTAAGAGCTCTTTCTTGGTTTTCTAGGATTACTGCTGTGACAGCCTTCTTGTAGTTATCCTCGATTTTTGGTAAATCGGAATGTTCTAGAATTGGACTCCACTTTTCCTGTAAGTTTTCTGATAAAAACATTTTTTATTTCCTTTAAATTAACCTAATGGTTTTAGTTTTGATAATGCGTTAGCATATGTTGCGATTTCAGGTGCAAGAATTGGTTCGTCTGATTCCTCAGAGATAACTCCTGTTCCTTCTTCAACAACTGTATCTTCCACTAGTTTTTCACCTTCTACAGGGAAGTATGCATTTTTAACTTCAGAAATCTTCTCAGCGAAGTCTTCTTCTGATTTATAATCCACACCTTCTGCAAGTGAAACTAGTTTTTCTCTCTGTGATTCAGTTAGGTCTTCACCTGCTTGTCTCACAATGTTGCCTCTTTTGAGAGTTTCCAACTCTTCAGTGATGTCAATATTCTTAGTGACTTCACCGTCAAGTTTTTGTTCCATCTCATCGAGACGATTTGCAAGTTCGTCTATGACATTATACTTGTCTTCAGGAACATCAACGTAGTGTTCTACGAATAATGTTTTTAACCCTTCGATAAAGTTTTCAGTCATTTCCGACCTTAAACCTCTTTCGATTGCGAGTTCGTTTTCTTTCGACCACTCTTCTGCACAATATGATAGATACTTGTCAACTGCTTCCGATAGGTCACCTTTAACTTTCTCTACTGAGGTTTTTAATTCTTCTGAGTACTGAGACTCAAGTTGTTCTTTGATTTCTGCAACTTTAGAAGTCACAGCAGCTTTAAATATAGTTTTTGCTTTTTCAGCATTTTCTTCTGAAAGTTCTAAAGATTCTGAAATTTTAGATAGGTCGTCATCTATTTCGATTTCAACTAATGAAGATTCTAATTCAGCAGTAGTTTCTTCGTCTACTTCAACTTCTGTTTCAGCAACTTCTTCTTCTACTTTATCATCTTTTTTCTTCATTTTCCCATAAACTTCAGCAACTGCTTCTTCGTCCATAGACTTTAAAGACTCAACTACTTTTCTAGCGATTTCTGCTTTTGTCAAACTCTCGTCAACCTCTTTTTCAGAAATTGTTCCCAATACTGATGAGATTTCTTCCTTAGTCATTTCCTTCATGTTGTTGACGATAGCTTTGATTGATTCCATTTTTGAAGATTTTACTTCGTCTTTCTTAGACTCAGCTTCATCCTCTGAAACTTTTTTCAATTTTGGTTGTGCTTCTGCTTTATCTGCGTTTTTTTGTTGTGCATCACCTGAAACAGGTTTTACATTTTCAGCAGACTTAACTGATGCAACAGCTTTGTCAACAGGATTTTCTTCAGGTTTAACGACTTCAACTTTTCCTGACTCTATTGACTCAGCATCAGATGAACCTTGTTTGACTGGTTTTGAATCACCTTTTTCAGCACCATCGTGAGGTTGCTTTACAGCCTTCTCCTCGATAGTTTCTAGGTTATTTTCTAACTCTGCCATTTTTTTCTCCTGTTTAGTTTCTAATTGAACTACTTAATTTATTTATATATTATAGGTTCTCAACGAACTTTTTCCAAAGGTTTAATTTGGTTTCTTCTAGTTGTGAAGACCTTGCAGAACGTAATTCTTTCTGCATTTGTTCTACTTGAATTGCCTTTAATATACCATTCTCCATAACCCATTCAACACCTTCCATGATTCCTTCTACGAAGGCCTCAGGTGCAGACGGGTCTGCAACGATATCACCTGCAGTTGCAAGTTGAAAATCGCCTTTCACATATTGAGCACCACCTTTTTCTTCTAGTGAACCTAGACCTCTTGATGATACTCCTAATTTTGCACCGTCATCAATCAAATTTCTCACAATTTGACCATTTGGTGTACTTAAAATCTTTGCACGTCCCACGTAATTGTTTCCATCTTCTTCTAATGTCGTGATTAAGTGCGAAACTTTGTCTAAATTGATAGTTGGCCCTTCAGGGTGTCCTAACTCTCCGAATGCACGTTTCTTATCAACAAATTCTTTTCTATATCTGTTGACTTCTTTCTGCATTACTTCTTTAGGATACACTCTACCGTTTCTGTTTTTAATTTCAGATTGCATAAAGATACCTTCGATGAAGTATTCTTTTTCACCCTTCTCGTTTTCTTCAACTATTACGGGTTGAACTTCGTAATCGTTAAACTCTGATATTAATTTCATTGATAATTTCCTCTATATTTGTATCCTTTTCAATCAAATCTTTCATTACATAACGGATATTATTAAACTCTTGTTCTGCATCCTTTAAACTCTTAAAGGATTCGTTTAACTTATTACCATCAATATTGATGTTGTACTCACCATTTTTTAAGGTGTATACTACGTTAAATCTTTGTTCTCCTATTTCAATGAACTTTCTTTTTACTTCAAATGAACCTGTAGGAATATCTTTCCTTGATTCATTTAGTTCATTTAAAACAGAAGAGAAACTTTTCATTACTCACCTGTTGGTTCGTTTGGTTCGTTATCGACCCAATCAACCTGCATTTCGACTCTTTTCATGTCTACTACTTCTGCAGCTTTCTGTTTGATACCTTGAGATATACTATCTTTTGCATCATTCAATTGACCTTGTTCTATTTGGTCTACTATTTGTTTTGCTATTTCACTACTCATTTATTAAAATCTCCCAAAATCGTCTTCACTTTCTTCAGCGTCACCCTTTTCATCTTCAATTTGTTTGTCGATTATTTTGATATCTTCTTCAGATTGCATTAGAACATATTTTCTAACCCAGTCTTTTGAGTAATATCTACCAACATACTCTGATACTTGTCCGAGAGTATCTATTCTCTCTCTTAGTATCTCTGCATCCTTCAACTCTGTAAAGTGGTTGTCGGTTGCATAATTAAACTGCATGAATTCTTTGATTTTATCAAATTCTTCTACAGAGACAATTTCTTTAAGAACTAATTGAGTTCTAAGAATGTCTATGAAAACTCTTGCAAACTTCTTCTGAAGTCTGTTTGTGAACTTATTAAACTTAAGTTCATCTCTATTAATTTCGGATGCACGACCCATGTTAAAACCATTGTCTGCTTCCATTCTAGAAGATGGGACATTAAGAGATTGATATAACTTCTTCTTGAAGTATTCGATATCATCTATATCTGCAAGGTTTTGTCCACCAGGCAGGGTAGTAATCTCTGTTCCTCTACCACCTTCTCTTCTAGGCAACCAAAAATCTTCCAACATACTCATATGTTTTCTATCATCTTTGATTTCACCTGTATCTGCATTGTAAACAAGTTTATTTCTATACTTGTTCATAACGTCTGCAAGATACTGTTCTGCTTTTGCTTTTGGAAGGTTTCCTACGTCAATGTAGAATATCCTTCTTTCAGGAGCACGTGAAATCCTATAGATTACAAGTGCATCTTCCATCATTGATAACTGATTTGCAGTCTTCAATGCTTTATGCAGATATCCGATTACAACATTCTTAGTGTAATCTAGTAAACCTGAAGTTGTATATGATACTGCTTCAGGTGCAATTTTAACTGTTGTTCCTTCCGATGCAGAAGATTTATCAAATCCTCTGTCGTTGAACATGTAGAACTCTTCGACCTTTTTAATTCTTTCTATCTTTGTTTTAGGGTCTTTTTCTTTCTCTACGTTTCTAACTTTTTTAATCTTTAATGGGTCGATATTTCTTAAATCAACAATACCTAATTTAGGTCTTTTTGAGTCAACGACCTTATGGAAGTATATCCTTCCATCTACGTACCATTTTCTGAATATTTCGTGAGAGTTCTGATTGAACTTCATCATTGATAAGATTAGATTAAACTCGTCTTGTATCTTGTTTTTGATACTATCAGAGAGTTTAACATCTCTGAGGTCGAGTGTCACAATCTTATCTGAAACATCAGATGTGATACACTCATTAACAATATCTTCAATTGCAGAGTCACACTCTGGCACTAAAGATGTTTCACGGTATCTACGAATGAGTTCTGCCTCATTTTTGATACCACCTTCCATATCAACAAAGGCACCATAGGCACCTCCTGCGATATATCCAGCCTGTTGCTGAATAACGGGAGTACCGTCATCATCAACTGGTGGCACGAATGACTTTGCATTCGGTGCCTCCAAATTTCTTAACTCGTCTTTTTTACGAGTGATTTCAAACCCAAATAATTCCATACTAATATTTATACCACCAATTTGTGGTAGTATTCACAACTAATTACTTAACTCTATCCCAGTGAGAGTATGAGAAAGTCACATCAAATGTTTCTAAAGCAGCAGCTTCGTCACTTGATAATGCGATATTTCCTATTACATTAGGGAATATATTAAAGAACTCATATCTCGCAAGAACAGAATCATCTTTATGCAATTGTTCTACAAATGCACGTGATAGTAGATAATCAGTGTTAAGAGCTGCATCTGTTGTTGTCAATGATGCAATATCTTCCTGCCATGCTTCTAAAGCAGTTCTAGAAGAAAACTCTATGTCGTTTATCACTGTAATAGTCCAGTCATCAAAAGTTCTATCTCCTGCGAGTTTTAAATTTTGACCTCTGAAAGGTACAGAGATAACGTTGACATTAGCAGCAGGAATCTGAGCAGCAGTACATAGAAACTCTATCTTTTCACCACTTCTAGGTATAAAGACTCTGTATCTGTTTGCACGTGGGCCACCACCGATTAATTGTGCTTTAAATTGGTCTATTGTTGCCATTTATATACTCCTGTTATACTGCACTATAAATTTCTTCAAACTCAACTCCTGACCTTGCGGCAACGAAGTTAAGAGTGATAAAGTTAATTGATTTAGCAGGTTTCACAAAGATTGAACATACAAACTCGTTTCTGTCTATGACTGAATCAGTGTTGTTTGTTTCGTCACAAACTACTGAGAAGTCTACTAAACCTCTTCTGTTCTTCACATCTCTTAGGAAAGGTTCTACTGCACTTCTAAATTGAGCACGTGTAAATGCATCATTGAACTCAAATAATTGAGACTTAGCTGCAGTTGCGATTGCTTTCTCTAATACGATGAATAATCTTCTTACATTCACTCTATCGAATGCAGAAGGACTTGTTAATGCAGTTTTATCTCCGAACAATACTGTTCCTTGACCTGCAAACGTCACTATTGGGTTGATTCTTGCACGGTATAAGTCGTCTCTTGAAGACTTCTTAGGGTTAAATGCAAGTTTAGTGATTCCTAAATACTGACCTCTTGTGAAACCAGCAGGTGAGAACCATGCATCACTCAATAAGTCTGACCTCGCCATTATACCTGCAGTGTGTCCATTTCCTGGCACCCAACAATACTTATCGTTAAATCTATCGTATTGATATACCCAACCACTGTCTAATACTGCGTATGATGATGATGATACTGATGTGTAATCTGTTAAAATGTTAGAAACTTGAGTAGATTCTAATGAAACGTTTACTATTGATGATTTTCTAGGTGATGCAACAACCATACAGTCTTTTCTGTTTTCACAAAGTAATATTAACTCGTTTAATATTGTGTTGTGGTCTGCGACTATATCTTGTTCTGTTCCACTACCATTATCAGTTCTTGCAGAACCCATGATGATTAATGAAACGTCTATTGTTTCTGCATCTCCGAAGTGTGTGTTATATGCATCTGTAATTTGACCTGCAGTTCCTATTCTTCCGTTTGCACCACCAGTTAATGATGTTGCTAAAGGTAAGTTAGGTAAACCGAATGCAGTTCCACCTGCTACTGTTGCAAGTGTTCTTGATTCTGTTGCAGATGCGTGAGTAGATGTTGAGTGTCCACTCCAATACACATAGTTTGAACTTCTTTGAATTACGTCTCTGTAGTAGTTTGAACGTCCTTGTTCATCTTTAGCGTCTGATGCAAGTGAAACGAAACCATATGTTTCTAACACTTCACCTGGCACACCTGAGATTGCACCATCTTCGTCAACAACGACTATGTGTGCTTCGTCATTTGATGCATTAACTTTGACTGCGTTTGCAGATGACCCTGGCGCTTTATCGAATAAAGCGTAGTGTTTCCAATATCTATCGATATTTACACCGTCACCAACTACTTGTACTAAACCTGTTTTTGTAGGTGTTCCTATAGTTTCTATAGTAATGTTCGCACCATCAGGTAAAGTTAAAACTTTATACTCCTGACTATGTCCTGCGAATTTAATGATATCTCCAACTTGGAATACTGAAGAATCGTCAACTGGAATTGTAGATGTTCCTACTGCAAGGTCTACTGGGTTTGAATCACCGTCAACACTATTAGTTGCAGTGACAACGTCATTGAAATATGCGTTTGAAGAACCACAAAGTTCCACTCTTAGTGAATTACCTAATTCACCACCATATTTTGATACCCATACACCTACTGTTGCAGCTTGTGAACCATCTCTATAGTCCTCTATATACTGTTCATTATTTTTTAATAATGTTGTAGATGAACCAAGTGCATTAGCGGAATACAATCCTGTTGAATTTAATCTGACCACTCTCAATGAAGAACCATATTTTAAGAAAGATTCTGCAGTATAATAATCTTCTGAACCTGCATCTGTATTTGCAGGATTACCGAATACACTATTCAATCCTTTTGAATCTGAAACTGTTATTACTTCATCAACAGGGCCCCATTGAAATGAACCAGCGAATGCACCTGTTGTCGATGAAACGGCTGGAACAACATTTGTAAGGTCAACCTCTTTGACCTGTACGCCTGGTGATACTTGAAATGCCATACTTTTACTCCTGTTAATGTAAAAAGTTAGTTTTACTTGATATATTTATAACTTTAATAACTCTAACGAATATATTTTAAACAACTGTAAACCACCTATCCCCTGTAGAATCTACAAAAGTTTCTTGTTCTTCTTGTTGTTGAGACCCAAAAACCCCTGCAGGAAGAATATCATCCTCAATCAACTTCTGTTGTTCTGAGTATAATAAGTCTTTTACTTTCTTATCAGTTAGATGGACAAAATAATCAGTAGTGATAAACCATGAAAATAATACACAATTCATAACCAAATCATCATTATAACCCCTATCTGCTTCATATGAGTTCCCTTTTATCACAAAGGTCATCATTTCAGTAATGGTTGCACGGTCTACAATCGTTAGTCTATTTTCTTCCGTAATTTCTTTTAATGTTGAACAACCTACTCTTTTAATTCGTTTGTTCATAGTCACACCGATATCTTCTGCCTTTGTTTGTCCTTGTGTAAAGACATTAGGGTACTCTATATCATAGTGCAACTGTTGTGCGACCATAGCACCTTCTGCATTATTCTCTATTATTACAAGTGCTTCATTATATGGTCTTACATATTTATTAATTATGTCTGCCAACAACATAGGTGAAGTAGTGTTATCTCTATACACCAACACTTGTTCAAAAGGTTGATTTGTGACATCAAAAACTGTAAACGTAGAATAGTCTAGTCCTTTACCTTGTGATACGTCAACAGTACATATGTAAATATGATTATCTACTGGTCTCTTATATAGACTAATACCGTCTTTGACCCAATCGGATTCTATTGCTCTCATACCTAATAGTGTATTACTATTAATAAGTGTAGAACCCGTTCCTAAGAAAGAGTTTCCATACTCTTGTTCAAATTGTGCTTCTGAGGTATTTGCAATGGTCTCTTTCTTCCATTCTTCGTCTCTGCCTGGCACATCATACCAGTTGATTGTGAATGATTTATACTCAGATTGTTCATGTATTGCAGATTCGTATATCTTGTGAAACATATTACCTACACCGTTTGCAGTTGAGGTAATGATTACCTTCGAGTCTTTACCTGACGTGACCACGGGATATGTTGCAGTATAGAATGTCTCTGCATCGTCTACGAATGCGAACTCATCGAGATATAGTAAATTGATTGACATACCACGAATTGAACTTGAAGAAGTTGCGGCTGCAACAACTTTACTATCATTTGCAAACTCAATCGAACCTTTGTTAAGAATCTTAACACCAGGCTGTAAAAAAAATGGTACACTTTCTAACATAGTGACAAGACGTGCAATCATTTCCCTTGCA